TTTGCATCGACATATGCTTGCAGATCACTGCTGTCAACAACACCAACACCTTCTCCTTCGTCAAATGGTGGAAAGACATCACCTAAGGGTCTAACTATATCAGCCATATTATCATCTCCTCATTTTTATTTAGTAACATCATTGATTCGTGCCATTACCCATGTTGCAATCAAACAGATGTATGCAACGATCAATTCTTTTTTAACTTTATACTTTTTCACATATGGTGCAATGATGGGTTTGCCGGGAATACAACGATCAACCTTTGTTGGTAGATTTGTTATTTCACCAATATACGCAGAAGAGTTTATATCTTCTATCTTGTGTCCTTCTTTAACGATGAACACATAGAATATCATGTCAATCAATTCACTGATGTCATGATGTGAAACTTGTTGAGCCAAATCGAATAATGCTTCACTGGAAACATTTTTCAATTTCGCAACTCCTGTGTATAAATTGCTTTTGGTTGAATACATTGAATCACCACGTTTGATTAGTTGCATGAGTTTGGAACGTACCTGAGATGTGTCATCAGTTACAATGTATTCATGATCACCTGTGGTTGCATCTTCGTTTACACGATTTCCTTCAGTCTGATTCTGGTAATATACATTTGCAAGTTGGTGCATTGATTGACGCATTTGGGCACGCAATCTATTTAGGAACATGATGATTGTGTGTGGTGTTGTATTCAATGTAAGTCGTGTTCTGTAAAATGCATATGCAGTATCAACCATATCGGAAATCCATGTCATCATGTTTTCCGCTTTAACAATTGCCCAGTTTCTGTTAAGATGCAAATACGTATATGCCATTACTTTTTCATCAGGTAATGCATGATAGAATTTATTAAACATTACATGATACACAGACAGTGCCAATTGTTGACGTGCGGAATCACGAACATAACGATTGTATGTCATGTCGGAATAAAATAAAACAATCGAATGAATTATGTTTGTTGGAGATGCCATGATTGTTTTAAAATCACTACCATTGATATCCGAACACAATTCCTTGAATGTTTTCTTGAATGACTCCATCTCAAAACCAAATACACCAAATATATTATCAACGTATTTCTTTGGGAATGAAACACGTTTGGTTGGAAATTCTTTTGCTAACATATCCGCATTAGATTCAATAAACTCAGTACCAAATTTCAAATATTCATCTGAACCTGCTTTGGTATCGAGAACTTTCATAATTGGTTCTATGATTTCTGAACGGAGTCTCAAATTGTTTTCAGTGGACTCTTGTATGAAAGTCATTGCCTCGGCAATGTCAAGATAACTTTCATTAATGTAATCATCCATTGTATAACCTCCTTCATTTATATAAGATTACGAATCGGTTTTTTGAAATGATAAATGTATGAGGCGGGTCAATCCCGCCTCATACATTTATCTTCTTTTCTTCTTCTTGTTGGATGTGTTGTATGTAGTTGATTCAGTTGTTTCATCAGTATCAGTTGACGAATCTGTTGTTTCATCAATGGTTGCGTCATTTGTCTCAACTGATTCTACTGACTCGACAACCTCGTTGGAAACTTCCTCAGTAGCAGGAGTTTCAACGGGTTCGGAAGTTGTCTCTTCCAAAGTTGTCTCTGGTACAGTCTCCACTGTTGCGGGAACCTCCTCGGCAGGTTTCTTTGTTGTAGACTTCTTCGTCTTCTTATCAACTTTTTCGGATGATACCTTTACCGGTTCGATTGGTGCAGATGTCTGTGCAGACTCAGCCACAGTCCTTCTCATAAGGAAATTCTTGTAATTTCTCTTTGTGATCTGTACTCCAGTAAGAGTATCAAATACACGAACCGTACGTGTATTGAGCAATGTTACCAATGTTCCATCAGCAACATCAACATTGATTGCAGGAAGGATTGTTCCAAGTACAGGACAAATACCTTTACCCATGATATTTACCTTCATTATTAAATCACCACTTTCTTAGTATATTCTACCAGATGATAGATTACACATTGGTTGAAGACCAAAATATAATATTCTAATAAGAAGGAGGTTTGTAAATGAGTCGTAGAGTAAAATGTTTATTCTGTGATCGTTCATTTGATGATAAACATAAATACTGTGATCATATTGTGTATAAACACAATAATCAAATCCCGGAAGATTGTGAAGACGGATATGAATTTGCATATTCATTATTTGTCAATAAACCAATGGGACGTTTGTGTTTGATGTGTCGTAAACGTAAAGTTGCATTTAACGATGATACATTGAAATATGCACGTTTGTGTGATGATCCGAAATGTAAAGAAGCTTACGTCAAGATGATGAAATCCAGAATGGTGAATGTTTATGGTAAAGAACATCTGTTGAATGATGGTGCTCAACAACGTAAGATGATGATAAATCATGTTGATGCACGTGATTATGTATGGGATGAAAATCACAAATTCCGTGTCATTGGAAATTATGAAGTTGATTTCTTAAACCATCTGAAAGACATGGATTGGAGTCCAGATGACATCATTGCACCATCACCAGTTGATTTCCATTACAAATGGGGAGATGGAACTCAACATCTGTACATTCCCGATTTCTTCATACCATCATTGAATCTTCATGTTGAAATCAAACAGGGTAACTTCAATACATCATTCATGGAACACAACCGTGGCATTGAAGCTCGTAAAGATCAAATGATGCGAAATGAATGTAAACGAACCGGAATGCATTATATCAAAATCATGGATAAAAAATATGATGAGTTTGATAATGAATATGTAGAATCCCCAAACAATCGTCCAGAACAGGGGTGATCACATGAGTAAGGTACATGAAACAATACTGATGTTGATCGAACGTTTCCCAGAGATAATCACATTATCATCAAAGCGTGATGTGGTTGAAAACAAACCCGATGAATATTTATTAACAATCATGAGATCCAATGTATCATTATCCAGTGAATTGGTATTTGCAAATGCATCCCAATCCACATCAATTGTGTTAACACTCATGATTGAAAAGTTGTATGATTTCTATATGAAAGGAAAAGATGTTTCCGTCATATGTGAAATGATACAGGAACAATTAAAACGAGGTGATTAATAATGTTGGACGAAGTAGGAATCACACTCCAAGAAGTAAATAAGAAATATCCATCATCAATCCAGGTGTTAGGATATGATGTTTGTATGGATTATGATACCGCATTCAAACCCAAGGTGATATCAACATTTGAAATGTGTATCAACATCATCATGACATTGTTGTTCATGAAACCAGGTCAGTATCCATCAATCCCCGACATAGGCATTGACATTGAGTCATATCTGTTTGAATATTCAAATGACAAAAATATTCCTAAGAAGATAAAGACCCAGATCGAAGATCAGTGTAATTCTATTTCAATTACAGGAATCGACATTGATTGTTTTGTTGATGAGATCGAAGGACAACCTGCATTGATAATCCAGATCACGGGAACGGAAACACTTGCAATGGGTTCTGATTCGAATCATGCCATCATCGGAATAACATACGATCGTTTGAATCGTGCATATGCCCGTAGATTATACATTTAGGAGTGATTAATAATGAATGATATCCAAGATATAATTCTTGAATCTGAATATAATGTATTGAATTCATTATATGAATATTATAATAAACAATACATCATTGAATCATATTATATGGAAGATGGGGAATCACAGCCATCTGACAATCCGCAAAAGGAAAATTTGATCAAACGTTTCATTGAATGGTGTAAACGTTTCTTTGCCAGTATTAAAGCAAAATTCAAAAAGGTCCCACCAACAACACCCGTCCCGGAAACATATGAACCTGAAGCAAAACAATTAATCCAGATGACCCAAACATATACTCAGGTCAATTCACAAAATTCAAATGCTCAACAACAGATCGAACAGAATGAACAGATCGAGCGTCAGTCTAAGATTATCCAAATCAAAGAAAAGAAACAACAACAAAAACCCCAACAACAGTCACAACAACCACAAGCCCCACCACAGTCTCAGCAACAACAACCACAGTCACAACAGCCAACAACCAATCCACAGAGCATTCCAGATAGTACAAATGGTGTTGCTCAACAATCAAACACAATAACCATGGAAACCATTGAACAAAATATCCAGCAGGTTCAAACCGTAATAAATAACGTTGAACAGGAAATCGTACAAATGGATTCAATTGCATCCCAGGCTCAAGATGCTGTGAATCCAGAACAACAAAAGAAACGTAAAGCTGCTGAAGCAAAGGTTAAAACAGGTTCAAGCTCACTGCAGAAACTTGGTGAGTTGTTTGGTGCAATCGCAAATACTGTTGCACCAGTGGGTAGCATAGAAGGCGAACCATTACCTGAATTTGTCATTGATTCAATAAAGAAAGCTAATACCGTTAATGATGTTCAGACCATTTATAACAATGCAGAGAACTTCTACACTTCAGCATACAAATGGTACAACAGCAGAGCGAAGTCTCCAAGTCAAAATGATGCATCGCTGCGTGAAGGTAATTATTGTAAGAACAAATGTGCAATAATTCAGCAATGGCGTAATGGTATTAAACAAGTTCAGGAACAACGAATCAATGAATTGAATCGACAAGCTAATCAAATGCCTGGAATAAATCCAGATACACCGCAACCTAATCCCAATGATCAATCAATGCCTGACATAAATCCTACCACATAATGAGGTGATAATAAATGGCTGACATAAAAACGAAACGTGGGCAGATTGAAACCCTCATATATCGTACCATGAATGCGTTAGATCCTTCTGGATCAAATACTGGAAAATACAAAGCAATGTTCTCTAAGATGAATGATGCTGCATTCTCCAAATGGGTCACACAGTTTCTTGCAGATCCAAAAGCCAACATCAGACTCGACATTGAAGAGTTCGATAAATCAAAGACACTGAAATATGAGAATGTTGAAAAAGCTGCCAAACAGATGAATCTGGATTTGTACGAATATGTGTATCTTCCACATGTTTCATCAAATCCACAACGTCCTGTGAGAACGCGTACACCGGTGTTGGTTGGATACTTGAACATTAAAACTGTTCAACAACTTCAGACCAAGAAATCAACTGGTGTTATTAACGATCTCGACAGAGATGATCTTACTGGTATCGCAAAAGGTGAATCCAAGGGTGGTACATTCTCTGGTATTGAGAATGAAATCTTGATCGGTATTGGTGCAGATAATGTTCTGTCTGAAGTATGTGGTGTTCGTGGTGATAATATGGTTGAGTATGAAAACATGCTTGAGAAGATTTCTGAAACTGGTTCATGCTCATTGAAAGATATCAAAACAAATGCATTGGATAAACCAACGTTGTTGAAAACCGATTTGTTCTTAAAGGCAATGGGTATTAAAACTGATATCGTTTCAGAAGCATATTATAACAC